TCCTCTAAGAGCAATTCCGCCTCCTCTAAATGGAGTTCTTTGATTTTGCACTTTAGCAATTCCTGAACCCTTCTTTTGTATACCTATTCCAGACATGTTTTCTCCTTATCCGTTTTCTTGGTTGTTATTTGTCGGTTTATTCGCCATAGTGCGAGCAACCGATTCTGCACTTCTCCCGACCACATAACCTCCAAGACCTATTTGTAATAGTGTCCATACATCTCCTGGGAGATCTATAGTTATTGCAGCATGAAAAAAGAACTTTATAACAGGTCCAAGGATATAATTCCAGACCAAAATGAATATTAATACATACATTAAAAGGGGTCTCCAAGAGGCTGTAAACCAGCCTGCTTTAGCTTCTGCTTCAACAACAGAAGCAGCTGCTTTTAATTCTTCCGTATGAGATTGTAATAATTGAGTTTGTAAATCAGCTTTTAATTTAGCTTGTAAATCTTTATCAGGTACTGCTTTTTCAATAGTGCTAAAAAGAATTTTAGCTAATGGAGCTATTGCACCTAACATTGGTAACATAGCTTAATACCACTTAGCTTTTCTTCTTTTTTCTGGAAGCATTCTCTCTTGACCTTGAACTTGCTCTTCTTGAGTTTCATTTGGAGCACTACATTCAACTTCAATTCCACCTTTAAGATATCCATCTTTATCAGTGAACATAGAATAGTCGTAGATTTTTTCTTCCGATACTTTACTTATTTTTTTTGCCATTTTTATTTCCCTTTTTTGGATTTACCAGCTTCAGAAAGAGCAATTGCAATAGCTTGTTTACGACTTTTTACAATTTTCTTAGACTTACCACTATGTAAAGTTCCAGTTTTATATTCGTGCATTACTTTTTTAACCTTTTTTTGTGCATTTGTCATCTTTTTCATTTCTATTTTCCTTGTTGTTTAAGTTTAGCCGCTAAAACTGTCTTTTCTAGCGATGTATTAGCTCGGAGTTTAGCTAAATGATCATTCTGAGCAAGTTTTTGATGGTCAGAAGCATGATTCATCATGGTTTTCATCTTATCCAAGTTAATTCTATCTTTACCTTCTTGTTCTTTTCTAGCATTTTCTTGTGCTATAAGGTCTAATTCTCTAGCTTTAAGTTTTGCAATAGGATCATTATCAAATTGTGAAGTAATTTGTTTCTCTTCATTCATAAATTCTTCCATCATGTGAGCAATTAAAGTTGCTTTTCTAGATTCAATTTTTTCTGAAAGCATTTTAATTTGCATTTGTACTTGTGGGTTCTGCATCATCTGAGGATTCTGTTGCATTTGTTGTAATTGTTGAATTTCATTTCTAAATTCTATTTCAGTTTGTTCTTGAGCCATTAAAGATATGTGTTCAAAAATATTTTTTTCTAATGCCGCCATAATTACAGGAGCATTTCTTGCAATGTTAGTTGCCATAAAATTTAAATGCGCAGTCATATGAGCTCTATGATCTTGTCCTGGGAATGCAGAGAATGGTTTCCCTGCAAGAGCATCAATATGTTCTAGTGCAGGGTCCTTTGGTGTGGGTTGATCTGGTTTAAGTAAAATTTGGTCAATGTTTTTTACACCTAATGCTTCATACATGTTTCTATAAACTTCATAAGTATTATGCATTCCAGGATTTGACATTGCCAATTGCAGTTCCGTTTGTGCGATAGAAATTCGCTGAGTTTGAGAGAAAATATTTGGATCTGCAACTGGCACTATATCTACTCTGTCATCAAAGTCAGCTTGTTTAATTACTCGCTGTCCTCCAACAACATCATAAGGATATTCTGGAGGTAGATATAATTTGAATACTCTTGCCAACAAGTTAAACTCTTGTTTTAAAGCAGCATAAATTCGTTTGTGTATTGCAGACATTGTTCTGCTTCCTCTTTCAAGTAATGCAACAGTTGTACCAACTGCAGCAGCTTGATTACCATCACCAATATCTAAATCAGCGATTGATGCAAATCTTTGACCTGCTTGAACAACTACGCCCATTAAAGCAAGTAATGTTTGAGAAGGTTCTTTGTATGGTAAAGTCATAAATGAATCTCTAATATTTCCACCAGGAGCATCTACATCTCTCCATTCACCTGGTTTAATAGATTGAGCATCGTCTCTAATTCTAATTCCTCTTTGTTTAAATCCAGCTGGTAAATTAGATAATGTTCCTGCATCTAATAATTGTCTAAGAGCAACTGTAGCTGTACGCGACAATCCACCAATCATATGAATCAAACCAAATCCGTAAAAACCTAAACCTGGTAAAAATTTAAAGTGTACAAAGTATTGTACTTTTTCTTTTTTAGGATTGTTTTGTTCCCAATTTCTTTTAATAGATAAAATTTCTGCGCTACCTTCTTCAATAGTTACAATGTAAGGAAGTTTTATTCCAGAGGGCTCACCAGTCTTGGGATTAATATCTTCAAATCCTTCAAGATCTAAATTAACATGACATTCTAATAATGTATAAACATCTTCATCATAACTTGTTTTGCTAATTCCTTCTAATTGTCTTTCTTTTTTAGTAAGATCATTTTCAAAATCTTGAGTAGGTCCCATTAGTTCAATGTCTCTATAAAAACCTGCAACTTGTTGTTTACGCAAATCATTCCCTGAAATTTTAATTACATGGACAATAGATTCAGCGTCATCTAAAGAAGTTGCTGAATAAGGAACTACTAAATCATCTGCGGGTACAAATTTAGATACTCCTCTTCCAAGGATTGAATCAAAATAAACTTTTTTAAATGAAGATCCTGCAAGGGGTAAATAAAATAACATTTGATCAAACTCTGGTTCATATTCTTTCATGACATCCATGATTTGATAATTCATAAATTCTTTAACTCTATCTGCTTGTTCATTTTTTTCACGAGAAGAAAGTCCAACAGTTTGAGTTCTCACTGGACCATCTGCTGGTAATAATTCTTTATATGCTAATGCTTGAAACTGAGTTACTGCTTCTGCTAATACTGGATGTGTTGCACCACTAGCTCCTTGAAATGGTTCTGTTCTATTTTCGTATTTAAATCCTAAAAGATCTAAACCTTCTCTGTAAGCTTTTTCCCAATCTTTTCTTGAAGCTTTATATTCTAAATAATCAGCAGTTAGTTCTGCTCCTAAATTTCCTAAAAAACCTTCTTCTAAAAATTCTGCTAGGTTTGCATTATGGTCTAATGCTTGAGTTTGCTTCATAGCATTAGGGTCAAAATTTATATCAACACTTCCATCTTCATTTGGATTAACTTCTGTTTCTCCAGATTGAGAATCTAGATTCTCATAAGCTGGATCCACATTAACATCCTGTGGATTAGTTGATAATGGATTAACCTCGTTTGGTAATGCCTTGTCTATTCCCGCCATTTAATATTTTCTCCGATTGAACCACTTTAACCTTATTATAGGAAATATTCAAGCCTTGTGGGCATGGTCCTGATCTAGGTGGTACTGTAGTTGTTAACTTTTTTGGTTTCTTCATTTCTTCCATATTTGTCCTGTTGTTTAATATTTATATTTTATTCCAGCTTTAAAATCTTTATTACCAAATTTATCTACTAATGCTTGTATTCCATAGCTTAAATTGCCTTTATCGTAATTATATCCAGCTTCTGTAGTGAAAGGTGTTTTGTTAATAGAAAAATTTCCAAGATCTTCTCTTCCATAATTAGCTCCTATATATCCAGGTCCTTTGTTAACAGAAAAAGTTCCAACATCAGGGTTTGGTGTATAGGATGCTTCATATCTTGGTTTTGTATCACCCATAAGTTTATTAAAATTTTTTGAAGCAGCTATATCAAAATTTTCATCTTTATACCCTACACGAGGTTTATCTTGTGCTCCGTAATATATTCCTGTTATTCCTTCTTTTGATACTTCTCTTGTTGGTCCGCTAAAAAATTTTTCTTCATTTAAAGTTGGAATTTCTAGTTCATCATTAGATCCTTCTGCATAGCCAACTCTTCCTCCTATTGAATATTCTTGTGGAACATTTGGAGTTATAACTTCTGCATTATATAATCCTTTGGGTTTAACTTCAGCGCCTTCAATTTGTTTTTCTTTTAATAAATCTTGTTCATATAATTTTTTTAAATTTTCATTTTTAAAAACTTCTTGATAAAGATTTTTTTTAATATCTTCTTTTTGTTGTTGCATAATATTATTTTCACCGGGAACTGTAGTTTCACTAATATTAGAAGCAGGATACAATTCTGCTATCATTTTTCTAGTTTGTACATTTACAAGATTATCAATTGTTTCTTTAGGACTTTGTTGTTCTACTGCCCATTTAGATCCAATGTAAGGTATTTCAGAAATATCAACAGGAGCAACACTAAATAATTCATTAAAGAATTTACTTTGTGCCCCTTGTTTTCCTCCAATTTGATCAAAACTATCTATGCCTTCAGGTGGTTGTTTTTTTGCATCGATTGTTGCATCAAATAATGTTTTT